CATACCTTTTTCCATTATCAACTCCCCTGACGAGGACCTGATTTCCAATCAACTGAACATTAGTATAGAAACGCATTACTTGGTAAGCTCTTCGTATTTTTCAACTAGGGTGGGCATGGGTTCTGTAAGAGTAATAATCTTATCAGAACTGATCATGAAAATGTCCTGGCGAGACACAGAAATTAACCATGGTTCCAGTGTACCATCTTTTTGAAGAACAAACGGATTGGTCAGCTTACAATCTGGTTGTCCAATGTCTGCTCCAATTTCGTCAATCTGACTGATTAGAATTTGATTGCTTGTCAGCAGAATTGCTTTGATTATCTTTTCCATAGTTAACGATGTCTTCGATGTACATTTCTTTTAGTTTTTCTGTTGGATTGACCATTGTGATCACCCAGTCAGCAGGAACGGGAATGTCCTCATCTGGAGTCAGTGGAACCCAGGGGAACATTGTAACTTCATATCCTGCTTTCTTTTCTTTAGAGTCCTCTTTAATTACATTAGGATTGACCATTTTAACAATGCATGGTCGATTCATATAATAACCGATGACTCGTTTGTTTTCTTCTGTGCCCACGCACATTTCAGAAACGTCAGTGATGATATCTTCACCCGACTTAAGCAACATTAATTTAATAGTCATGATTCTACCTCAACTTCTGGTTTTACTTTTTTCTCAACCTTAACCTCAACAGGAGCAACAGGATCGGGAACAGGATGATATTTACGATATCTCACCGTCTCAAATGTTTCAAACACCTCATAGGGATTACCATAACATGTTTTTCTCCTAATCTCTACAACCTCATCATAAGGGTCTGCTTTAACATCAGGCCACTGACGATGTGCGTTCTCGGTTACCTTGCGACTGATTACCTCATAGTCAACACCATCACCAGAGGTGGGTAGGACTACATCGACATACTCTTTCTTCTTTGGTGCCATGAGACATTTTAACTTCAAGAGTATTCTACCAAGAAAAAAGAGGGGCGTCAACTGGATTTTGCCAGTTGCCCCTCTGCGGCGACGATATTTAACAAGGTAGCCGTTTCTATTTAGAGATAATCCTTACGAGCATGGTGTTCGGGGACAATCTTCTTCACAACCACTGTGAGAAGTCCATTTTCAAAAGTCACGTCAGTTACTTCCGTGCCCTCAGCAAGTGTCCATGATCTTTCAAAGTTCCTATGGGCAAGTCCCTTATGAAGGTATTGACCTTCTTCGGTAGTTGCCTCTTTCTCCCCTTTGACTGTGAGTTTACCATACTCTG